CCCCAACTAAGCGCCAGCCGCAGCCCAACACAAAATGAGGTCAACCGTATTAGCCACGGTCAAGGCGAGCAGGGGCATCATGGACCAGAGTCGCAAACCACCGCGGCTTTCTGATCGATCCGCCCAAAGCTCCTTTGCGTGCAGCCCGAACAGCTAGCACGTCAAAGTACTTAGGGAAGTCAAGAGCCTTTCCAGGGCCTACCACAAACATTTCTGCATGGGTCTGCCACAACTCGGGAAAGTTGCACGGCGGCTGGATCGGCTCAAGACGCATCAACGCGTCAAAGTAATTCTCGCAAGCAATCTGATCTCCCACACTGAGACCAAAAGCACGCTCCATCACTTGACGCGTCTCTATTTTTACAGGCCCTCTCAACCTGTCCCACTTCATCGCTCTCTCGAGGATTGGCCGATGGTAGGCATCTGCTTCACGCAGAGTCCAACGGACATCCCGACCTCGAGTCGCTCGTAGAACATAGTCAGCAAAGGCCGATATAACTGGACAATTCTGAAATTGAAACCCATAGCTCATGGCTTTAGCACGGAGCAGATCAATCTTCTTATCCGCTCTATACTGGCCGTACTTAGGGTCCAGCAATGCAAAATCAGCAAGAATCTTAAATGGATCAGTGGTGTTGACCAAATTTACACGGTCCGCCACGATACCACAAAAAGAAGCCTCACTAAAATGCTCATACTTGTCCAACTTCAGGTATATTCCAAGACGATTTATTATGTCCTGATCAATGTCCACTCTCGTGAAAATCCCATCATCCCCTTCAAACAGTGCTTTCACATCTACGACAATTCGCTTCACGCGTTCCAGCACCGGAAGATGGGGATATTTAGTTTCAGAACATAAAAAGAATATAATAGTCATGTCAAGGACAAAATTATCCGAGGATGTAGAACAATCCCCAGACATCAACTTGCCCATCAACTCAACATCAACATCCTTAAATCGACTCAGATTCACACCCAAAGATTTGGCACGGACGACCCGAATATAGTCTTTAATGCATGGCAGCTTTTGCCCGACCCATTGCTTCCAAAAGCATCGGACTTCAGCAAACTCCTCCTCGAAGTGCGCTTCCATCGAGGAGAAGTCAGTGCCACACACAGGGCTATCACCGAAAAGCTCTTTCATCATGGCCGGCCTGCAGGAAGTGTCCTTCATCTTGACACTCCAGGGCAGGCCATAAATGGCATGGTCCAGGACACTCTGAATTGGCGCACAGTAAGCCTTGGCCTTATCGGTATACGAGTTAATTGCCCTAGGAAATTTGTATGTGTTATAAGACTCGCACTTTATGAACGATTTATTGAGCAAATCCTCATGGACCAAACCACAAGAGTCTGATACCAACTGAGCAAATGCACTAATCTCGCCCTTGGTGTATTTCGAGTCAGCACTCCAATTCTCAAAGGACACATCCGTGTTTGATGGTAATACAGGGAAAAAATAACGAATGAAACACTTGGCAAAATCAAGATAACGTTTCCGCAATCGCGCATCAGAC